CATTGGTCTCTCCAGGCGTAGACGATGACGGCGGCGAAGGTTCCTGCCGGCAGGAGGCAGGCCAGCGCGTAGAGCGCGCCGGCAATGCGCCGGCGGCAGGTATCGAGGCCGATGGCCCGGTTGCGCGGGCCGCGCGGAAAGGCTGGAATGATCCGCCCCATGGGTCTCAGGCCCGGCCGGACTGAAGAGCGCGCACGAGGCGGCGCGCCTCGGCCAAGTGCTTCTCGACGTCCTTCTCACTGCGATTGATGCCGATAGCGATGTCTTCGATCGTCACGCCGTCGGCGCCATGGGCGCGAAGGAATTGGGCGGCTTCCATCGGGATGGAGCGGGCGATTGTGGTCTGCTGGTGCATGATGCTTCTCCGTTCGTTGTTAGTCCGATGTGGCGGGCCGCCGCTGGGTAGGGGCTTGAGTGCGGCGGCCCGTCTGTCCGGGAGGAACGGATATATAGGTGCAATATGCCCCCACATATGTCAATCAGAAAATGGGGGCATATTGCACCTACGGATGCAAGCCCTTGAATATGGGGGTGTTTTTCACCTGTTCTACGGTGCGTGATTCGAGAGGGTCTACGAAATAAAAAGCCCGCCGAATTGGCGGGCTGTTATTGTGAATGTGGTGAACTCTTCTGCTTACATATCAATGACTGAGCGCCGGACGCGGCCAATCACCGTGGCAACTGAGTGGAAGTCTGGGGCCTTGATCTTCTTGTAGGATGCTGGCTGAAACGGAGGATCCATATCAGTCCGGTAGCGCTTGTATGTCGCCGCCCCCTCCTCGTCTTGTACTATGTAGCACGCATTATGAAGAAGGCGGCGGTCGCGGAGGTTTGCAAAAATGATGGAGCCTGGGGGTGAGATTTTGTTCATAGAGTCCCCCTCTACTCGAAGCGCGATCCACTCACCATCTGGCAGGTCTAAGGCGGCAATTGTCGGGAACTCGGTAAGATCGCTTATTCCGTCCTGCGTACTTAGTTCTCCGGCCGACACCCAGGAGATGAAGGGAACGTCAGTCGTGGACGGTGGGAGGATGTCGTCCTTGTCATCTGGTGAGCCGGTGCCCATGAAAAGCCATTGGACCGAGACGCCGAATGCTTTTGCGTACTTTCTGGCATCAACAAGCCCGAAACCGCTCTTGGCTTGCTCGTGGCTCTTATATGTATTCTCGTTCCAACCAAAGCGGTTCGCTAGCTTACGATAGCCGCCTAGGTTGGCCGCAATGCGTGCTTGTTTTAGTCGCTCTGCGCGAGCTTCGCGCTCCATGTGTTCCGATGAGTTCTTCATGGTGCATATTGTACCCATGGAGTGAGGGGCAAATAACATCCAATCGGGCTTGACATTTGTAGGGGCATATTGCACCTATTTCGCATGTCGCACGCTGATGTCATTCATCTTTGGCCTTCTGTCGCTGATTTTGGCAGCGATATTGGTGTTGCCTATGAGACTGCGAAGGCAATGCGCCGAAGAGGCTCCATCCCGGCGCCTTACTGGCGACGGGTTGTCTATGCAGCCTCAGAGCGCGGACTTGAGGGAGTGACGCTTGATCGCTTGGCTGACCTCGTTGCAATCCCGGAGGCTGCTGAATGATGCGTCTTGCCCTCATATTTCCGAGAAGCAAGCAATATGGAATCCGTTGCGGGATGGCTGTGCGTGCGCGGCAGGGTCAGCGGCGGCAGGAAATTGCCGTCTTCCTTTCCCCCGCAGGGCATGATGCCCGCCCTGCCACATGGCGCCGGAGTGCGAAGCCGGAAGGTTTTGCATCGCGGACCGCTCCGGCGCCATCTTCCTTTTCCCATCCCTCGTCCAACCGTCGAGCCGGTGCCTGCCTGCGCCTGGCAAGGCGGGCGAGGGTAGTCCCGCCGTCATGGAGCCGCACTCGCCAGTGTGACGGCGGGACGCTGTTTTTCCGGGTGCGATTGGCATGTGGCCCTCCGTGATCTGAGGCCCTGATCTTTCAACGATTTCGACGCGTCCCGCTACGGGACATTCCGGCCGGTTGTCCCGCGCCGGGACGTGAACTTTTGCGCCTTGGAGCGAGCTATGACCGACCCCTTCTTTCCCCGTATCAAGGCCGCGCAGCGAGACCTCATCGAGGCATGCGGCACCATTCGGCGTGTCGAGGAAAAGTTCAGCTATTCAAGATCCGTCATCCAGCGCTGGTCTGACGGCAAGCATCCGGACCTGATGCCGCTGGATGCGATACGCCGGCTCGAGGAGGATTGCGGCGTTCCGTTCGTGACGTCCGTCATGGCCGAGATCACCGGCCGCCGGCTGACCGATCCGGATCAGGAGCGAGAGGCTGCCGTCTGTGTGATGCAAAGCCATGCCGATCTCGTCGGAGAGTTCGCGGAACTGGCCGGCAAGATGGCGCTCGCGTTCGCGGACGGCCACATGACCCCCGCAGAAGCAACGCTCGCCGACCGGGCTGCGGCCTCCATGGAGGAATCAGCCAGGCGATTGCGCAATGCACTCGCGGTGGTGAAAGCCCAGGGCGGCGTGAAGGCCGGGCTCCGCATCGTCGGCGGCGAAACGCCATGACGGGGGGGCATCGTCATCACAAGATGGTCGGAATCTCGGTCAGCATTCCCGAAAAGGCGAAAGCGGTAATCGATCGACAGGCGGCGTCTCGGGGCGTCGCCTCGTCCCATTGGGCAGGTCAGATTTTCGATATCGGCTTTGCCGCCGTATGTGCCCGCGAGAAGAGCATGCCCGTCACCGATGCGGATCTCGACGCGATAGCCGGTGCAACGTTGATCCTGTCGGTGACCGACGGCTGGAATATTCCGAAGATCGCCCGCGGACTTGGGGTGCCCGAAGCGACGGTCGTCAGGATTCTCGATGGGTGGAAGATCTATCGGCGGGCGACCGCATGAGGGCGCGCGAGGAAACGGCTGTTCGTTCTAGCGGGAAGCTGACTGCGGGTTCGATCGGTCCGCGGGGCATCGCATTGCTTCGAACGATCCGTGCGTCGGGAGGCACCTATCGCTGCGAGCGCAACGCTGACCGCGACGCGGTCGGTCGGTGCGCGGCGGGTGGCTATGTGCACGTCGAGCCGCGCGACCGGGATATTCTCCATATCACGGACGACGGGATTGCCTTTCTTGATCGATTGGTGAGGGCGCACTGATGACGGTTGCGGTCGCGGAGTTCATCCCTGTTCCCGAAGGTTCCGACCTGGTCGTCGCGATCGAGACGGCGCGCGCCCTGCTGGATGCGGGTGCGACGGAGGCGGCCTTGAAGATCTCGGTCGTCGCCTACGACCAGGCAAAGGCGGCCGGGGATAGCGCCGAGCGCGTGAAGGCCTCTCGTGACCTCGTCGATCGCTCGCGCCGCATGCAGGCCGAGGCGCTGAAGATCGAAAGCCTGTGCTACGTCGCCATGGCGGACGCCGTCGACGAGGCGCAGGCGAAGGGCGAGCTGGCGCGACGCGGCCGCCCGAAAAACATTTCCAGCGAAAATGTTTTTACACTCGCGGATGTGGGGCTAGATGCCAGCAAGCTGCATGGGGCGCGGAAGATCCGCGACATGGTGCGCGCCGATCCGGACGCTGTGGAGCGCGTCGTCGAGGCACGGCTGGCCGAGGGGCTGGAGCCGACGCGCGCCGCGATGAAGAAGGCGTCCGGCCATGCCATCGGGACGAAGTCCGCGACCAAGGATGAGCGCGGCGACGATCTCTATGAATCTCATATCGGTGCGATGCGGACCCTCCTCGCGCTTGAAAGCTTCTGCCGCAATGTTCTGGAGCTAAGCGTCGGAAAGGGAGCGATCCTGCGGCCGCTCGAGGCGGCGGGATATGATGTCACGATCTCGGACCTCGTTGATCGCGGCATCGTCACGCAGCACGGCGAGTATCAGGGTGTCGGGGATTTCCTGCGCTCGCAGTCTGTCGGCGACGCCGATCTCGTTACGAACCCGCCGTTCGGCATCGCCAACGCCTATGCCGCCCATGCGTTGCGTGAGCACAAGCCGCGCAAGATGGCGCTGCTCCTCAACCTCAATTTCATGTGCGGCTTCGAAGACCCGGATCGCCGGTTCGTCATGGACGAAAATCCGCCGAGCCGCATCTACGTTTTCACGCGCCGCCTGCCCATGATGCATCGCGACGGCTGGAGCGGAAACGAGGCGTCCAGCCAGATGAATACCGGCTGGTTCGTCTGGGAACGAAATGAGGATGGCTCCTACGGCTCGGGCTTTCCACAGATCATCCGGGTCGATTGGCAGGCATTCATGCTGGCCTCGTCACTCGCGCCGGGCGGTGGCGGGCATGTCGCGCCTGTTTCCTTTGCGCCCGCGCCGCCGGATGAGTTCGCCCGCTCGACGCCGCGTATGACGCTCGACGAGCGCGTCGACGGCGAGATTGAGCGCGCCGTCCTCTGGCTGAAGGAAATGCAGCCCTTTGACGATGTCACCCTTCGGCGCGCGATAGGCGTGCGCCCCAGCGTAGCCGAAGCGCTGATCCTCGCTATGGCCGAGAACGGCCTCATCGAAAAAGACGCGGAGGGCATGTGGTTCCCGACCGCAATGGGCCTGCACGTGACCGCCGCTGCCAATGCGGCCGAGGCGGTCAAGGCGTGGCGGGCGGAAAGACTGGTGGCCGCATGACCCTGCAAGATTACGATTCCTTCCTCCGCGGCAAGATGAAGCTGGCGGCGGCCGACGGTCTCGATGTGCCGATGGAGATGATCAATCCGGCGATGAAGCCGCATTGCAGGATCATCAACAAGTGGGCGCTGAAGGGCGGCCGTCGGGCGATCTTCGCCAATTTCGGCCTGCACAAGACCGCAATGCAGATCGACCTTATGCGGGTTATCCGCAAGATGACGGGCGGGCTTTGCCTGATCGTCCTGCCGCTCGGCGTCCGGCAGGAGTTCTTCAGTGAAGCGGAAGAGCGCTTCGCTGGGGATTTTGCTGTCCGGCTGCGGTTCATCCGCTCAACAGACGAGATCACTGCTGAAGACCGGGACGCTGCTCGCGAAGACGTGCCGCTGGTTTTCCTGACCAACTACGAAAGCGCGCGGGACAGTAAGATCGACCCTTCACAGTTCACTGGTGTCAGCCTCGACGAGGCGGCTGTGCTGCGTGGATATGGCACCAAGACATTCCAGACGTTCCTGCCGCTTTTCGAAGGAGTGCGCTTCAAGTTCGTTGCCACGGCGACGCCATCGCCCAACCGGACGAAGGAGCTGATCCACTATGCCGGCTTCCTCGGCATCATGGATACCGGGCAGGCCCTGACACGCTTCTTCCAGCGCAATTCGGAAAAGGCCGGCGACCTGCAGCTTTTCCCGCACAAGGAGGAGGAATTCTGGGTCTGGGTGCATAGCTGGGCAATCTTCCTGCAAAGGCCGTCCGATCTCGGCTGCGACGATACCGGATATGACCTGCCTCCGATCCGCGTGCGCTGGCACGAGGTGCCGATCGATCATTCCGGCGCCGGCTATGACCGGGACGGGCAGGGGCTGCTGATCCGCAATACGGCGCTGGGCGTCACGCAGGCGGCGGCGGCAAAGCGCGACAGCCTGGTTGCGCGGATATCCAAGATGTCGGAGCTGATCGCAGAACATCCCGAGTATCACCGGATTCTCTGGCACGACCTCGAGGACGAGCGCCGCGCGATCGAGGCGGCCGTGCCCGGTGTTCGCTCCATCTATGGCTCGCAATCTCTCGAACTCAATGAGACAAACGCTGTCGGGTTCAAGGACGGGCGCTTCCGTGACCTTGCCACGAAACCCGAGATGAGTGGCGCCGGGTGCAATTTCCAGAAACACTGCTTCTGGTCGATCTTCGCCGGAATCGGCTTCAAGTTCCATGATTTCATCCAGGCTGTGCACCGTGTCTGGCGCTTCGGTCAGGCGCATGAGGTCTGGATCGATATCATCTACTCCGAGGCTGAGCGGGAGGTTCGCCGCGAACTGGAGCGCAAGTGGCGCGATCACGACGCGCAAATGGAACGGATGGCGGAAATTGTGCGGCGCTTCGGCCTCGACCGTCTGCCAGTCGACGATGTGCTTGCCCGGTCTATGGGCGTCACGCGGCGCATCGAGGAGGGGGAGCGCTTCCGGATTGCGCATAACGATTGCGTTGACGAGGCGCGCCGGACGGACAGCGATTCCGTCGGCTTGTTGGTCACCTCGATTCCGTTTTCAAATCATTACGAGTATTCGGCGAGCTACAACGACTTCGGTCATACCGACGACAATGCCCATTTCTGGGCGCAGATGGATTTCCTGACGCCGGAGCTGCTCCGGATATTGTCGCCCGGCCGGCTCGCCTGCATTCACGTGAAGGATCGTGTTCTTTTCGGTAGCGTAACCGGGGAGGGCGTTCCAACGGTCTCGCCTTTCCATGCCGAGGCGATTTTCCATTATCTCAGGCACGGCTTCCAGTTCTGCGGGATGATTACGATCACGACGGACGTGGTCTACGAAAACAATCAGACCTATCGCCTGACCTATTCCGAGATGATGAAGGACGCCACGAAGATGGGCGTCGGCAGTTCGGAATATGTGCTGCTGATGCGCAAGCCGCAGAGCGACCGGTCGAAGGGGTATGCCGATATCCGTGTCCAGCACGAGCGCCCGCTCGTCATCAGCGGAGAGGGGGAGCCCGTAGCATGGACGGACGGGGATCGCCGGCCACAAGTTCCCGGTGAGGGATATACGCTGGCGCGTTGGCAGCTTGATGCGCATGCATTCTGGCCCTCGTCGGGAAATCGCCTGCTGACGACCGACGAGCTTGTCCGCATGGGCTCCAAGTCCGCCATGAAGGCATTCCGGGACATGGCTCAAGGCGAAGCAGTCTATGACTTCGATCGGCACTGCCGGCTCGGCGAGGAACTCGCGGCGCGGGACAACCTGTCGAAGACCTACATGACGCTGGCGCCGCCCTCGAAACATCCGGCCGTCTGGACGGATATCGCGCGCATGCGCACGCTCAATGGTGAGCAGTCGCAGAAGAACCTCGAGAAGCACGTCTGCCCCTTCCAGTTCGATATCGTCGACCGGCTGATCGAGCGGTACTCCGATGTGGACGATCTCGTCTATGATCCCTTCGGCGGCCTCATGACTGTACCCTATCGCGCGATCCTGAAGGGGCGGCGGGGGGCGGCGTCCGAGCTTTCGGATACCTATTTTGCCGATGGGCTTCGCTACTGCCGGGCGGCAGAGGCTAAGCTTTCCGTGCCCGACATGTTCTCGGCGCTCGGGTTGGATGTCGACGATGCGGCATGACCTTTCGCCCGCCATGTTGCAATCCTTCCTTCGGCTGCGCGCGGAATACCTCGCCATGGCAGGAGCCTATGCAAAGCCCAGCGCTTCCGGCGTGCGGGCGGCGAAGGAAGAATTGCGGCAGCTGGCAGGCGTCTCGAAGGAGGAGTTCCGGCTCGCCTGGACCGGACAGTTGACCGCGCCGGACCCGCGTAGCCGGCTTTGGAGCGCGCTTGGGGTCTCGCCCGCATCGCTCGACCTGCAATTGACGGAAGGCGGGCAGCATGACCTGCGCGCCGAAAGCGAGGTGTCGGGATGAGCGCTGTGAAGCCCGACATCGATCGCGTGCGCCTTGCCGAGGACGTTACCGCCTGGCTCCAGTCGCGAAAGCTTTCGACCCGCAATGCCTCCGCGGTGTTCCGCGGGCTCAATCCAGCGATGCTCTCGCGTGCCTGCACCGGAAAAGTGCTGTCAGCAGAAAGTCTTCTGGCGCTTAGCACGGCCATGGAAGTTGATCCCACGCGCTATTTGACGTGGGTGCCTCTCCTGAAAAATCAAACTGTTACAGCGATTGGTAAACGTGAAACACGGGAGGTTTTCCCGTGAGTGAAGAGCTTCCGCTTCTCGATGGCCTGCGCACTGTCGCCACCGACAAGGCTCGGGCGGAATGGTTGTCCGTTGTTCCGCTCCACTATGTCAGCCTCGCGGGCCGCGACATCGTCGCCGTGCTGAAGGCGAGCGAATTTGCTGAGGGCATCGCCTACCTCACCGCGCTGCTCGCCCGGCAGCAATCCAAGCGTCTGGCCGATGGCCGCTACCCACTCACCATCGAGCTCGCCGTGGAAATGGCGCGCTCGGACATGTGGGCGGCTGTGAGAGAGGGGGAAAGTGGATGAAGCGAATTCCGTATGCTGCCGGCGCGCCGTTCGACCTCGACAACCGCATGACGGTCGTTCTCTTTGCCGGCATGGGCGGCGGGTGCGACGGTCTGGAGCAGGCCGGCTTCCATGTGCACCTTGCCATCAATCACGATCCGGTTGCCGTTGCTGTGCACCAGGCCCGGCATCCGCATACGCGCCATGAACGGTGCGACGTCTTCGAGGTCTGCCCCCGAAAGGCGACGGCAGGGCGTGGCGTCCGTGTCCTGCATGCGTCCCCGGACTGCACCCA